GGTTCTCCTTTTCTATTTGACTATGGAGCTTTCCTTCTGCGTAGTCGAGTGCTACATTCTCAAGTTCATCGACAGCTTTCTTGTAGTCCTTGTCATCCTTCATCCAGTTGTAGTGAGTCTGTCTTGATATGCCCACAGCATCACACGACTTGGTTACGATACCTAGATTAGCTTCTAATGCTTTCAGCATTGCTGTCTTATGTTCTTGAGTCTTGTCCATTTTTAATGTGTCAAATTTAGTAAACCTCTCAACTATAAAACCCTATTCTTCTAGATTGCGTTTACGCTCCTCTCTGATTATCTGGTTGATCATCTTCTGATTCAACCTACGCTGTGATCTGTTTGCTTTTACAGGTGCTGCTGGTAGGTCTACAAACTTACCTACGAATGCTTGTTCATCTGCTGAGAGCTGACCTCTCATGTGTACCTGTGTTAGGATGTGTATAAACATCTCTAGGTTCTTCCTATTGACTAGGATTTGGCTACTAGTATTTTTCGATTCCATATGTTGATAGGTCTTTCATACATTGCTCTGAGATACTTCCATAGGTGTATCTCTTAACCTTTGTGCGCTTTGCGTTCTTAGTAGCGTAGTGGTTGATCAGCTCTATCACCTTACGGCTCTCCTCGCTCCTGATTGAATCGTAGTTTGTTTTCATTTCTCTTTGGTGTTAAAGGTTTTTCTTTCTATCCATCTTGCGTACATCTTAGCTGCCCACGCTCTACGCTGTTGCTTGTTAGGGTACACCTTCTTTAGTCTCGCATTCGCAATGCGTAGGAATTGATTCATCTTATTCATACTCTTCTTTTTTGTAGGATGGGGGGGAGTTGAACCCCCCTTGCAGTATAGATACTCCGTTGGTTACCGCCCAATATCTATCTACCTCCATTCATCCTTTGTTCGTGTATATCCTTTAACCATTGAACTCTATCAGGTACATCGCCATACTTAATATGGTCTGCTCTACATAGAGCCATTAGGTTCTCTATTCTGTCCTTGTCTTTAGCACCTCCTGATCCTCTATTCTCTATATGATGAATATCAACTGCTCTGCCTCCGCAAACCTCACAAGGGATAAAGTCATCTAGCACATAGTTAAAGTGCTTCATGTAGATCTTAGTGTGCTTCTTCATTTGAACAACGGCTTTATCTTTTCGGCTATCGCCTGTACCACATCAGTAGTAACAGCGTTACCGCATTGCTTGTAGCGTTGGGTGTTGCTCATCTTCTTTACCTCACCATCGTAGATCCCATACTCGGTATGGTTATCTGGAAAGCCTTGTAGGCGTTCGCATTCTATTGGCGTTAGCCTACGGATGCGAGAACCTTTTATTATTGGAGGCATTGTACTCACATCTTGCTCACTTGACCTACGAGTAGCAAGGCAAGGAGCTAGACCATCCTTACGAGGTCTCCATCCCTCATCATTACGAAAGTCTCCTACCTCTTTTATGAGTTGAAGTCCGCTGTGGAGGTCGCCTTGACCTCTCGCTGTAAGGCACTTTGTAACGGCTTTTCTTGAGCCTTCCATTGTGATATCTTGTGTATTGCTTCCTCCGATAGGAAAAACTCCTCGCCAATTTCGCTTGGTGTTTGTAGAATATCCGACAAGGTATATGCGCTCTCTGTTTTGGGGTAAAAACCACGCTGTATTAAGCAGTTCCCATTCAAGTCGATAGCCCCCAATGTTGGTAAACTCTTGGAGGATTGCCGCAAAATCTTCGCCAGAGTTGGAGCTGAAAGTTCCTTTAACATTCTCCCAGATAAATACTCTTGGTCTGCATTCCCCAATGAGGCGAATTGCTTCAAGGATAAGGCTTGATCGTTCCCCTCCCATTCCTTTACGCTTTCCAGCAAGGCTGAAATCTTGACAAGGGCTTCCAAAGGTGATAAGGTCGATGCTTGGGAGGTCTGTCCCTTGAACATCTGTAACTGATCCGACATACTCTGCATCTTTAAATTTGTGTTTATATACTGCTACTGCGTGTTTGTCTACTTCCGAGAAGTAGCTTTTCACTTTATATCCTGCTTTCTCAAAGCCTAAGTGGAAGCCACCGATACCTGAGAACAGGTCTAACTGATTTATCTTTCTCATAGCGTATCTCTGATGATGTAGCTGTCCAAGTCCTCACCTATTACGAAGAAGTCTTTATAGACTTTGATGGCTCTGTTAAACTTCGCCTCTCCTCTCTTGTAGAACTCCTCACTCACATCGTAGATACCAATGTCGCAACTCGCTTTATCGAGTGCGATGAAGTACCAGTCCTTGTATGACCTTTGAAATAGGTTGCAGTAGATATAGCACTGCATATCATATCCGTACTTATCTGCTGAGTAGCGGAACGCTTTGAGGTCGGTTGTTGTTTTAATGTCGGCTATGAAGCTCTCGTTCCAGATGTCTGCCTTACCTCTAAAGGGAAAGCCACCTACAATATCAACCATCGGTTTCTCTGTTTGGCTCTGCTTCAGAAAGTACTTAGCGTGTTCGTTTCTATGGAAGGCATCTGTGATGCGCTCTGCCTTGCTCATATCCGCTCTAGTGATACAAGTCTTAGGGTTGTCTAGTTGCGCCTCTTTGAACGCTTTTGTGTTCTTAGAAGATACATCTACCACCTCGAAGATATCGTTGAATCTCTCAGGTTCTAGAATCATCGTATGGATGACACGACCTTGAAGCAACGCTGGGCTGTTTTGTTTCTGACCATAGGTCTGCACATTGTGAAATGTCTTAGGACTATCCAGTAGCATCTTCAGGCTGCTCGATGATAGTGCTATCTTGTTCAACGCTCCGTAGTAGAACTCATCATCTACTGCTTTATCGATAAGCCACTGCTGATCGTAGTCTGTTCCATCTAGCATCAACATGAGTAACAAGTTAAGATTTCTACTAATTCATAGACTGCTATCATAGCAATCATTCCTAGAATAACCATAGTCTGCAAGAATGCAACTACCGCTACTTTGTTCCAATCAATCTTTTTCATCTCTCTCTTTTTTAAGATTATGAAGGCAATATACACAAAATAGTTTTAATAACTACTCCTCCTCATCAAAAAAAGTTCTACCTATAAACTCCTCTAGGTCATCTACCCTCTTGGTAAGTGTGCGTATTTGGTTTAGGGCTATGCCCAAACCTATTCCAAATAATAGTAGTATCATTCCTTTATGGTATATGGTAAGACTTCAAACACTAGATCCTCTACATCCTCGAACTTCAAGTAGGTGAACACATCTTGAGCGTTCCATCTACCTACCCACTTATGCAGTGCATCATCATAGGGTATGTAGTTCCTACGCTCTACCTTGTCCTTATAGAATGGCTCACATAGTTCAATGGCTCTTACCCTCAGATGTTTCTTACGAAACACATAGAACGCATCAGGGAACTGGAAGGCTATGAAGTCTGCCTTGCTCTTTTTAGAACACCAGCCATCACCTCCCCATACATTAACGAACTCTAGGAGGATATATCCTGAGAGGTGCATCTTCTTGAGTCCCTTAACATCTACTCGCTTCTCTCCCCAGTAGAAGTCGATGTGCTTCTTGTCATCTTCTAGGTTGGATTTGAGTGCGCCAGTGATCTCTTTGAACAGAGCTTCACCAGTCTTACCCACTTCAACACAGACTTTCGTACGGCTTTCGGTTAGCTTTCGCTTATCTTTTAGGTAGTTACGCAGTTGCATCTACCAGCTCTTGCAGCTCTCTCATCCATTGCATCCAGATCTTAGGACTGCAAGTACATGGGACATCGAACTTGTGGTTGAATACTCTAGCGTGAATCGTAGCGATACGCTCTCTATCCTCGTATGGAATGATACGCTTTCTTAGAACGCCTCCTGATAGATAGGTACGCTCATCATCAGTCAAGCACTCTGGCTCACGCTTATAAGGGAATAGGTTATTTAGTTTCTCCTTACGCTCATCACATCCGCAGTCCTCACCGACTACTGCTTTGACAGCTGCCTTGATTCCTGTTGCTGTGGTGATCTTCTCTATCGTATCACCTAAGCCCTTAGATTTTGTCGAAGTCTCCGTTTTGGAAGTCTTGGAAATCTTCTTTGATTTTTTGGTAGATTCTTGCTTTCCCATTTTTTATCGTGTTCTTGATACTTGTTAAACCTATCTCTGAGTCTCTATGTAGCTTGTTCATAGATGTGCCGTTCATGTGGATTCGCATCATCTTTGCATCGTACCAATGGAACTCATCGAGTTCTTCTTCCATGTAGTTGATCAGTTTCTCCATTGCTGCTTTCTGCTCTGGGTACTCCTCGAACTCTATCTGATCGTGAGTCATATCTTCGATGCTCACCTTATTGATGCGCTTCTTCGTGCGCTGGTATTTGAGTGCTGTGTTGATACAGCTACGATAGACATAAAAAAAGTTAAGGGAGTCCTCCTCGTAAAAGTTGGTTCTCCCTTCGCTCTCTAATTCTAACAGCCGCAGAAACACCATCTGCACTATGTCAGATGCTATCTCATACGAACCATCGGTGTACTGCTTAATGAAGCCTGTCAGCCTCTTAAAGTTCTCTCTGTAAAAGTTCTCTATGTTGCCCACGACACTTGTATCATAAATAAACCGAGCGCAAACTGGACTAGATGAAGCCCATTGAGATCTTCAGTTTCTTCATAGTAGGCGTAGTTCACACCTACCATAATACCTGTGATCGGACTAAATTCTATCTGCATACTGGTTTAGGTTTTTATTATCCTTCTCCAATATACGACACTTATCAACTAATTCTTCACAATGCTTTTTTAAGTTATCAACCTCGTGTTCCAATTCGGTGATGTGCATTCTTTGTCTAGTCATTAAAGCTGTTAGCTTGTTCGTGCTACGAACCTCATGTGATGGATTCTCTATAAGCATCTGCTGGGCTGTCTTATAGAAGAAGCGATACATCTCTGACCAGTTGTAGTTCTCCTCGTGCTTCTTATTAGCATGATGAACTGAGCTGTGATCCTTACCGAATATCCTACCAATCTGCATCAAGGTCATATACTTACGCATTGCAACCATCATCGCTGAACGAGCGAATACCTGATCCTCTTGTCGTGTTCCGTTTGGAACTATACCTATCTCCTCGTAGTATGCCGTAAGTAGTGTTGTTAATTCTTCCATTTGATTTCGTTTTCTTTTTCTATTATTCTTTGAAAAGGTATTCTATGCAGCTGTCCTGTTGAGGTGTTCCTCACAATGTAGTAGCTGCTGCCTACATCTATATCCGATTCTTCGCCATCGAGTCGAGTCTGGAAGTAAGCGTGAGTTTCTATGCAGATGAACTCCATACCACTAACCTCGAACCGCTGACCATTATTCATCTTTCTTTTAAAATTCATCCATGTATCTTTCTAGCGACTCTTGGAGTCGTGCGTTCTCTTTCTTATGATCGTACACCTCTTGCTTCAATTTGCCGTTCTCTATCCTTGCATCTAAGATCAAGCGATCTAGAGTATTAAAGTAGTCGGTGATATGGCGATAGACTGCTGCTGTATCAGCACAGATATGAAATACCTCCCACAGCTGCTCCTTGTTCATCGCTTCCTGTTCACTCAGCTCCTTACTTAGGTAGTCCAAGCACTTGAATAACTCGGCTTCCTTTTCCATGTAATACAATCTATTACCCTCAAAATGGAGATCCATCTATCTGTATTTCTTTAGTTATTAAATCCTTTCCGTTGATTCGGAATCCGCAGTTCCCTTTTATGCTTTCAATCCTAATAGGATTATCTAATGGTGTCGGTCTGCCTCCACTCTCTAACTCCTTGACTTTCCTAACATGGATATCTGTGTAGATCCAGTCTCGCTCATGCTGCGTAAAACGATGAAGCACAATCAGTTCATCACTGCGGTTGCTGAATTTACCCCCTCCTTCAATATCACTAGCCATAGGAGGCATAGTGTGGTTAGCGTATTCATGTGAGCCTTTATAAACCTTTCTAAGAGCCTCTGTCGCTGGGTGAGTGTTCAGTATCGTAGTTACTCCAAACTCTTTGCAGAACTTACGCAAATGGCTTGTTACCTCGTAGTGGTATTCGTGTGTTGATATACCCTTGAGATCTTCCTTGCGTATCGTTAAGCTGTTGTATGGATCAATCATCATGCCCTGAAACTCCCAAGCATCATAGATCTCCTTTGCAATGTCGAGTAGTTCAAACGCATTGACTATCAACTCGGAGTCGATGAATGCCCAGTGTCCCTCTACAAAAGCATGGTGTCTCCAGAAGGTCTGCTCATCTATTTGGTTGATAGGCTTACCAGCTAGGAACTCTATGAGCTTACGCTGTAAGGATTGCACCTCATTCTCTGAGGAGTAGATTAGCCACTTCGTGCCGTTCTCTAAGGTGTGTAGCAGTTGTAGGTAGGTCATCGTGTGAGTCTTTCCTACATTAGCGTGTCCTGTTACTACAATGAAGTTTCCCTTCTTGAATCTAAGGTACTCATCAATATCTGGCGCACCGAATCTCGATGCTTCTGCTATCTTACCTTCTCTCGCTCTCTCTAGATAGCGGATGGTTTTTGAGGATTGGATTATGTGTTTGTGAATCATTCTTCTAAATTAACAATGAATTTTTAATATCCTACTACAAAGGCAAAAAAAAGAGGAGCATCTCTGCTCCCCTCTGCCTAACACAATCAATCAACTAGAATGGTAAGTCATCACCTTGCGTTCCGTTTACGATAGCATTAGCTGCCTCAATCTTTTCTTCTCTAGATGAGAAGTGATTATCGTAGGTAGTGTCCTCTTTCTTATCTGATTCCATTACCCAGTTCACGAAGCTGTCTGCTACCTTTAGAACATCTGTACTCTTAGCACCTTTGTCTTTTAGTAGATCAACTGCTGCTTTTAGACAGCTCTGCTTCACGATCATTCTCTGCTTATCATCACCTCCTGATGAGTAGCTAGACTTTGAGTAACCGCCACCAGAGAAACCTCCGCTTTGATTATACACTGGCTTGATACGATTGCCGTACTGCGTACTAGTCAATTCATATTCTGCCTCTTGACCGACAATGAACTTGTCTTGGTCTGCTTTAACTGAGGAGTATTCACCTGAATCTCCATTGTCCATAGATACGAAGAACTTATACAAGGTCTTTCCATCTCTTAGTTGGTAGTCTCCCTTTGGAGATACCGATACAACTTTTGCTGTTTTCATAATTATTGATTGATTAAAGTTTCGTGATTTGCAATTTGAGCCTCTAGCATCGCTACTCGCTCCTTCATCCATTCGCTACCGATCTGGTCTGCGAAGGCTTCTAGGTCATCTAAGACCTGATAGACATTCTCTGTATTCATCTTTCTCTCTTTTGATTTAGTCAAAGAAAAAAAAGATAATCGAGATGTGCAAATTTATTTGTGGATTATTTTTCCCTCTACTAAAATGACAGAGCTGTCTTTAGGGATGTCGGTAGCTGGTTCGATACGAACCGCCTTGATGAATTTCTTATTATCATCTACTACTAGACCAGCATCGACTAGTGCATCTTGCGTAAACTTGATAGCCATAATGCAGTTGTCTAGGTCGTATCGGTAATTGACTCTCGCTGTGATTACACAATACTCAAACTGAAAGTCGTAGTCTAGCTGCTCAGTGATGATCTCCTTCCACTTAGTCTTTTCTCTGGATCTGAATGTCCAATGTGGAGATGAGTAGAACTTGTTGAGGCTAGGTATCTTGCCTAGATGTATCTCTATTTTAGTATGATCAGTCATATCCTAATCTCTGAGCATACTCCGAATCTATCTCTGCAATGCAACCTAGATACCTGTGTTCTTCTTCTTTAGCGTAGATACGCTCCTCTGGTGTAGACTCTAAGCCCAAGTTCTGGTAAAGCATAGCCATCTTGTGTAGGTATCTGTCGATGTTAGGATCTCTCATTCGGTTGCTGTTCTGCTGTTTTTAGTTCGTACAATACTCCATCAAAGAGTAGATTAACATGAAAGCCATCTACTGCCCAAGCATGATACCCATCTTCGTTGAGTAGGCTCGAAAGCCGTTGAGCTTCTCTAAAGGTCATAGCCTGTATTCTTATGGTACTTCCAGAAGTTTAGGTGATCAGACCTTTGCTCATCATGGAATCCAAAGTGGGATAGGAAGTGATTATGGTAATCATCCTCTAGCTTACCCATCTCGATAGCTATACTCTTTTGTCTCTTAGTCATATTATAATTCTCTCTGTAAGAGAGTATATTATATATAGTATTATATATTTTTTTTGTACTCTGTAAGAGTACTATATATATATTATATACTACTTAAGTACTTTAATAAGACCGAAGGTATAAAGAACTAATGAGATAATCAAGAGGTATAGATATTTCCTATTGAACTTTTTTTCTTGATAGATGACTTGAGGTACTTCTACTACCTTACTTATTGTGATCGTGTCTGATAGACACTCAGCATCTATCTGTATCGTG